CCAAGGCGGCGGCGAGACCCCGATGGGCGAAGTCTTTGCCATCACTCGGGACAACCCGAACAAAACCGCCTCACCCCGCGAACTCCAATACAGCCTCCTCGGCGACAGCATCCGCTTCCCCGACGACACCGACATCCCCACCACCGCCTGGGTGAGATACCGCCTCCGCCCCGACACCTACACCACATCGAATCTCTCGGCGACGGTCCCCGCCGTCCTAAGCAAAGCCGTCGGCTACCTCCTGACAGCGAGCCTCCTCGAAGAAGACGGCCAGCTCACGAAATCAACCCTCATGGAAGAAAAAGCCATGAACGAACTAGTGACCGAAAGAGATAAATTTTACTTCCAACAAAACCAACCCCAAGCCTGGTCCGCCCGGATCGGACATTATTAACAAAAGCTAACGAAGCTAACGAAGGTATTTCCAAACCCTCAACTCTCAACCCTCAACGCTCAACTCTTCATGCACCCTAACGTAAGAACAACCAACCGCCAGAACGGCAGCGTCCTCATCGCCAACACTAACCAAGTGACCGGCGAATTCGTCAGCATCGACAGCCTGGACAACGCCACCAAATTCGAAGTCCTGACCGGCAACAGCACCGGCATCGCCAACCTGACCAGTGGCAGCGCCACCGCCATCCCGTCCGGCACCACAATCGACGGCATCTTCACCGCCATCAAACTCCACGCCGGGTCCGTCATCGCTTACCGCAAATAATGCCATGAGCTACATGCAGAGCCATCTGTCAACCGTCGAGCGTGGCGCCTTGGGCACCTTCGCCAGCATCGGCTCTGCCGCCGTCAGCATGGTCAGCCACTTGGAAGTCTACCTAAGAGTCGCCGGCCTTTGCGTCGGTCTGGCGGTCGGCGTGGTCACCCTAATTTCGGTCCTTCACGACCTGAGAAAGAAACAGAAGCAAAAATAATATGCGTAACTGGAAAACAACAACTATCGGCATCCTGACCATCATCATCGCCTTGGCGACCGGCGCCAAGGAATACCTCGCCACGGACGCGCTGCCCGACCTCGGACTTATCGTCACGTCGATCCTCGCCGGATGGGGCTTGGTGCAGGCCAAGGACAACAACGCCCGCCTCTGATGAAATGCCGCCCGCAGTTCGCCTTCGGCTTGGCCATCGCGCTCATCCTTGGTGGATGCGTGAGCCTGCCGCTGCCGCCGGTCAAGACGGCCAGCGCGGAGCCGGGCGACTGGGGCAGCGTCAAAATTATGATCACCTACGTTCCGAACGTGGGCAACCTCATCCAAAGTTACAAAGACTGGAAAAAACCCGAACAATGAAACTATTTATCGAACGCCAACTCGTCCGCCTGCTGCTTAGTCGTGGCGGGCCGATCCTGCAAAAGCTGGTCACCGGCGCCGCTGCTGCTGCGCTCACTTACATTGCCACCAAGTCCGGCTTGGACATCCGCGCCCTCGGTCTCAACGAAGCCGTCATCGCCGGAATCATCTGGGGCATCCTCGACATAGCCGTAACCAAGCTCCCCGCGAACATCCTCAAAGACTACGGCCGCCAGATCCAGTCATTGCTCAACACCCACGGCCGCGGCCAGCACCTCAAGCTCGACGGCTATGTCGGCCCCGTGACGGTCGAAGCCGCCGCCGCTGAACTCGCCCATCGCCAATGATCCCTCGCGACCGGCCACAGCAAAAACGCGCAGACACCGAGCGGCAACTGAAGTCCGCCGGTGTCACGGACGTGGTCTGCCTGGTCGGCATTCGTGGCTACTACCGCGATTCGATGGGCGCGAAGGGCCGACAGGACCGTGGGATCTATGACGACGCCATCATCCTTGTCTCGCCCAACGCCCACGTTGCCTTCAACGCCAATGTCGATCCGGCCAATTACGGCATCAATCCCAAGGTTCGCAAAGGATACGCCAGCCTCAAGCAAGGCGTCTGGCGCTACAAGCTGGGCAAGCACGGCATTCGGAGCGGCAACCCTTACAGGGCTTTGGTGCAGGGCGGTCCAGTCACCGTCAGCCGCGACGGCGGGCAAGAGGAGACCGGATGGTTTGGCATTAACATCCACAAGGGAAGCAACCGAAGCGTGAGCAGCGAAGGCTGCCAGACGATCCCGCCTGCGCAATGGCCGGCCTTCATTACGCTCGTTGAGACTGAACTTAAACGCAACAACGCCAAGACCGTCAGCTATGTGCTGACCCAACCCAGAAAGGACATCGCCGCCTAATGGCCCTCGAAAGCCCAGTTCAACGCGACGGCGACAGGGGATTCATCGGCTTTGCCTCACGGCTTAACCCGCTGACATTGCCAGCAGGACTGCTGCAAGACTGCGTCAACATGCGATTAGACCGTGGCGTCGCCACAACGCGGAAGGGAAGTAAGCGCCTCACCGACACCATCGGCACGACCGGCGCCCCGCTGACTCTCGACTTCACCCTCGGCACCGACGTTGCCGTCACCTCGATCACCCGAGCCTCGACCACCGCGACCGTCACCGCCACCGCCCACGGCTTCACCAGCGGCGACCAAGTGAACATTCGCGGTGCCGTCGAGACCGACTACAACGGCGACTTCATCGTCACTGTGACGGACGCCAACACTTTCACCTACACCGTGAGCGGCAGCCCCGCGACACCGGCCACCGGCACGATCATCGCCAACAACGGCCCCGAAGTCCGCGACAGCTACGAAGGCGGACTCTATGCGGCCGGTGTCTTCGCCAGCCAAAACTACGACAACGCCAACGAATTTATCGTGCTCGCCGGATCAGACAGCGCCACGCTTTACCGGCAGGGACAATCGCCGGTCGTGAAGACCTATCCGACCAGCCCCGCTGAAAAGATTGAAGGCACAGACACTGTCTCGGTGGTGCAGGCATTCGACCGCCTCTACATCCTCCGCGAAGCCGACCGCAGCGTCAGCGGCTGGGAGCAAAAGCTCACAACGGCTTCAGGTATCACGGTCAGCTCGACCACGGCCACAGTCAACGTCACGGCCCATGGCTATCCGGCTGGCGCCCGTGTCCGCATCGAAGGCAGCACGACACCGGCTTTTGATGCAGGCCACGAATACGACATTCAGAGCGTAGCCACGGATTCTTTCACCATTACCGTGCCAGCACTCACCGCGACCCACGCCGCCGCAGGAATCAAGGTGCGGAGAACAAAGCCGCCGATCTATTGGGACGGCGGATCTGGCAACTTCGTCCGCGCCGCCGCAGGCGTTCCCGCCGAAGGAGTGACCTATACGCGCATGCCATCGGTCGGATGGGCTACATATTTCAACAATCGCCTTTGGCTGATTAAGGACAGATACACCGTTGGCATCTCAGACTTCTTAGACGCAGATATTTACGACCCAGCATGGAACGCCTTTACCGCCGGAGTTGGCGGCGACGACCGTATCGTTGCCATTCACCCATGGATTGAGGGAAGTGCTCTAGTGTTTTGTCGCAAGTCTATATGGCTGGCCACGCTGAATCAGTTCCAGTCATCCGATGGCTCAGACTTTGAGATAGACCTTCCATTAAGCAAGCTAGAGCTTTTGACCAACGAAATCGGATGCAGCGCCCGCAATACGATTGTTACGGCCGGTGCGTTCGTCTTCTTCCTCAGTGACGCTGGCATTTACCGCCTCGACAGCCGCCTTGACTTGAAACTTCGTGGCGACACCAAGCCTCTCTCCGAACCTATCGCCGACCTCTTTAGCCAAGTGGTGCAAAGCCGCGTAGAACGCAGCGCCTTCGGCATCTGGCATGCAAATAGATACCTCATCGCGCTACCCACCAGCGCCGACCCGCTCGACGGCAACCAGCTCGTTGTCGCATGGAACGCCCTGACAGACACATGGGAATACCGCGACATCTATCCGAGCAGCGCATCGGTCAACCAGATCCTCGTCGGCACCTACGATAACCAGCGCCGCGTCTTCTCGGTGCCGCGCTCCGGCAACCTCTATCTGTTGGAGCAGGAGGACAGCGCACTGGACGACAACGCAGTCAATGCGGGCACAAGCCCCATCACCGGCAGTATCAAGACAAGGCGCTACGATTTCGGCGACATGCACAGCAAGCGGTTCCTCCGCACGATTGCCGATGTGGTCATTCCGGCAGGCGCCAGCGTTACGACCAAGATCAGCACGATCAACCCCGACACCGAAACCATCGTTGGCACGCTGACGAACGCCGCCGCTGGACCGGAGGACTACAATATGAAGACGCCGGTGCGCTACAAAGCGCACAGCGCCGAAGTCATTTACGAAACATCCAACGGCCGACCGGAGATCCGCTCGGCATCCATTGAGGCATCGCCCAAGAGCTTGCCTCCGACCGAAACAAGATCAGCAGCATAACTACTATGGCTACCTACGCATACACCTTTACCAGCGGCGACACTGTCACCCCGACCAAGCTCAACAACGCCCGCACCATTAGCGACATCGTCGATGCAGACATCAAGAGCGATGCCGCGATTGCCGGAACCAAGATTGCTCCTGCCTTTGGCGCCCAAGACATCACCGTCAGCACGGCCAACCGCTCAATCACCAACACCGGCAACTTTGCGTTGGCGTTTGGGACGAATAATGCAGAGCGGATGCGGATTTCGAATGATGGGAATATTGGTATTGGCGTAACGGACGCGGGCGCAAAACTTGATGTCCGTGCAGGAACCCTTCGGCTGTCCACGAACAACGATAGAACGACCGTTTATGGAATAAACCGAGGAGACACCGGAAGCACCAACGGTATGGCGTCCATCGGAATGTTTGGGTCTGGCGCAAACGGGTACCAAGGAAACATTATATTTAGCACCTCCGGAACGGATGTTTTTAATGCCTCACTTACCGAACGCATGCGTATCGACGCCAGCGGGAATGTGGGGATTGGCAACACGCTTGCTTCAAGCCCGATTAACAAACTTACCATTTCCGATGCGACCGCCGCCGCTATACGGCTCAAAAACAATTCCAACTCAAACGGCTTTCTAATCAACGATTCAACTACGTTGGGCGAGCTAAATGTCGTTGATGCGCGTCCGCTCGTTTTCTCAACTTCAAACACAGAGCGCATGCGCATCGACGCCAGCGGGAATGTGGCGATTGGGACGACATCTGCAAACTCTCGCCTAACCATTCAGGGGACTAATTCTTGTGTTGAGCTATACCAAAACACCTCATCTATTCGTTTCGCATCTTCTCCAAACAGAACAAACAACTATTTCATCGGTGCCAACATTAGCGACTCCGTAAATGGTGGTCTGCAAATTGGAACAGGTAATGACGTAGCAACTGGGACTGAGCGCTTGCGCATCAAGTCCAACGGCCAAGTCCGCTTCGTCCCACTTTCAGCCGACCCGTCCGGCGCAGAGTCCGGTGACGTGTATTACAACAGCAGCACCAACAAGCTGCGCGTCTACAACGGCACAAGCTGGGAGAACTTGCACTAACATGAAACCCCAACTCGCCGAACTCATCGAAGCCTACGCCGCCGCCCGCGCATCGGGTAGCCGGTTGCTGTTGGAGTTTGCTGTGACGCAGCTCAATGACTTCATGGCGAAGGTGGATGTGACTGAGATTACAAAGAAAGAAGAGGAATAAAATCATGGCCCGAAAAAAACAATTTGACCCCGTAACCATCAGCGCCCCCAGCGGACGCGGCACCGGCAACGTCGCCGCGAATGCCGTGGATCAACTCGCCGGAGCTGCCGCGACGAGCAATACGGAAGGCGGCTTAACCCAGCTTGGCGGATTTTTGCAAATCTTGAGCGGCCAAGGCGGTGCGCTGGCCATGGACCCGACGCTGCGCGCTGAGTTCGACAATTTGACGGCCAACGTCAACGCGGCCATCAAAAAGCCCACGCAGCGGCTGAACGATCTGCAAACGCAGATCGCCACGTTGCAATCGAAGGGCACGCTCAAGCCAAGAGAGCAGGCTCGATTAGAAAAGCTGCAAGCACAGGTAGGCCCGCTGGAAACGCAGATCGCAGCGCAGAACCAACGGCTGGCGGACTTCAAAACCAACCGGATTGCCACGGCGCCGTCCGCGCAGGATGAGATCGCCAAGGCGTTCCCCGAATTGCGCGCTACAGCCGACGCCGCCAATCCCTACCTCGACCGCATGGGCCAGCTCGGCGCCACGGGCGAGCGGTTGATGGGTGCGCTGGGGCAGGGCTTTCGCGCCAACGAGATTACTGGTCGGGACGTCGGCCGTGGGGCAGTCGGCGAAAGCCTTTACAGTCGCGCCGCTCAAATGGCGCAAAGCGACGGCCGCTTGTCGCCGGAAGCCAACCGCGATGCCGTGCAGGCGGCGCGTCAGGCGTTTGCCGCAAGAGGACTTGGCACCAGTGCCGGCAGCGCGGCGGCGGAACTGCTGAACCGCGACCAATACTCGCGGCAGCGAATGTTTCAAGACCTTGGGTTTGCCAGTGGTGTCCAAGAGGCGGACGTGGCACGGCAGACGAACAACGCCAACCGCGCGTTGCAGTCGTCCATGGCGAACGAAGAAGCCCGCCGTCTCGGCAACCAAATGAACATCGGCATGCTCGGCCAAGCATTCACGACCGACCGCATGGTCAACCAAGAGGGCTTGGGTGCCGTGCTCCAACGCGGACAACTGCAAGGTGCGGCCAATCCGAACAACATGCTGATGAATCTTTACAATAGTGCCGAGCCGACCGGCTCGCAGGCGATCAATGCAGGCGCAGGCATTGGGACGAATTGGGCGAATAATCAGCTGTCTGCCGATACGTTCAACGCCAACGCGCAAATGTGGACCGATATGGCCAACAAGTATGGCAACTATGGAGGCATGCAAAGCGGCCCCGGGAGCACGATCGGCTCAATCGCTGGCGGATTGCTTGGCGGGGCGACCGGTTATTTTGCCAGCGGCGGCAATCCCATGTTTGCCATGGGCGGATACATGGCCGGCAGCCAGATCGGCGGAGGCGTAGGCGGATCATTCAGATAAACAAAACAGGAGAACAACACTATGTCATTTCAAGCACCTTACAGTATCACCGACATGCGACGGCTACAGATGGCCGAGGCGCAACAACAACAAGCCCAGCAGCAGGCGATGTTCGACGGCATCCAACAGGGGATCGGCACGCTCATGGGCGCCTATGCCGAGAACGAGGCGATGAACGCCAAGGGCAAAGCCTACGGCGACTTCCTCAAAAAGCACGGCTCGCAGCTGGGCTTTGACCCCACCTACCTCGACGACCTCCTCAAGAAGAAACCCCGCGACCTCGCCCTAGTCGGCGACGGCATCCTGGGCATGAACAACATGGGCAATCGCGTGATGTCGCTGAACTATATGAACCAACAGATGGCCCCGCGGGCGACGCCGGTGAATGCCGGCTATGGCACGGCGCCGGCCGCCTCGGGCGCCGGCGCCGGTGGCGGTGGGGATGTGTTGACCTTTTAAGGGCACGGCCATGGCGGAACCACGGATCATGTCGGAGCGGGAGTATGGGCTGTCGATCGGCTACGCGCCGGGGCAGTCGATCACCGGCGCGGAGTTGGCGAATTTTCGGCGCGAATATGCGAAGTATCGGTCGGAGGCGATGACTTCCTGGCAACTCCGCACGGATGAGCAGGGGCGGATGGTGCGGGCGAACCCGACGACGGGTCTCGTCATGACCATGACCAATGCCCAAGGGCAACCGGTGATGGCGGGGGCCCAAGGTAGCCAGGACCCTTATGCTGCTTATATGAACCCTGGTGTGGCGGGCGCGGACCCGGCGGCGGATATGACGAACTCGGCGGCGTTCCAAGGCGTCCAGCCGACGGCGGCGCCCGCGGGGAATCCGGTGGTTCCGGTGAATGTGGCGCCTTCGGCGCCGCAGGGAGCAATGAGCATGGGGCAGGGAGCCCAAGCCCAACCGGCGCCGGCGGCGACGCCCGCTCCTACTCCGGTGGCGAACCGGGTGCGGGTGACGGCACAGGAGTTCGAGCAGACTTACGGGCGCAAGGCGCAGCCGGGCACGGCGTTCCCTTACAAGGACGAGAGCAACAACGTCATCGCGATCATCGAGGTGGAGTAGATGTCGGCCGCCCTCCAAAGTCTGCCGCCGGGTCGGATCGACTGGGACGGGGTGGAGCCTTCGGGTCCGATGTGGAATGCGGGTCCGGTGGGCGAGACGGATGAGGAACGTCAAAGGCGGTTCCTGGCGGAGTCGGTGGCGGCAGTGAATGCCGATCCGGATTTCTACGATCCGAATGTGAATTACACCGATCCAGTCGACCCGTCGCTCCAAGTGGCGCCGGAGAATGTCGCGGTGCCGAAGCTGGAGCCGGACCCGTTGATGGATGCGGCTTACGCAGCGGTGGAGGCGGCGCCGGCGGGGGATGATTACAATGCGGAGGGCGAGCCGCGGTTGCCGTCGGACAGTCCGGAGCCAGACGATGCGCCTTTGCCGCCGGTGCAGGGGGCTCCGGCGGGGTCTTCGGTGATCCCGGTGCGGCGGGCGGCAGCGGCGGCGGACGCAGCGCAGCAGCAGGAGTCGCCGGGGCCGGTGGCGCAGAAGGTGGCGGGCGCCTTGGGGACTTTGCCGTCGGGGACGATTGATTTCTGGGAGGAGGGGCGCTGGCGGGAGCCGACCCTGGGCGAGCGGCTGGGGGCGACGACGGATTATGCGGTGCGGGCGGTGCAGCGCGGGTCGCTCCTCGATGATTTGGCGGGCGAGCTCGAAGCGGAGCAGCCGAATGCGGCGCGGGTCGTGGAGTTGCAACGGCAGATCGAGAAGCTGGGTCCGTCGCCGGAATTCAAGACGGCGATGGATGACCGCAAGACACCGGCGGAAAGCTGGGAGGCATTCAAGGCGGCCCCGGAGCGGGTGGTGAGCGAGTTGCTGCTGGAATCTTTGTCGTCGTTTGCCAAGCAGATGTTCGAGAAGGCGCCGGCGCGGGTGGCGATCGGTGCGGGAGCGGGCGCCGGGGCGGGGTTTGTGGTGGCCGGCGTGGGTGCCGGTCCGGGC